GTGGGTTTGGTTTTTTTAATTCAGTCTTAAAAGTCTGTGTTGGGACTGAAAATTGTGTTCGTAGTTTCATTAAATTTACAGGCGGTTTTATCGTATTTCAGTTCAGCAGCCACGCCTGTCTCTCCTGAGTATCTATTCTTTAAAACTCTTAAAGTAGAGACATCATCTGGATTCTGCTGGTCGCGTTCCAAGGCAAGGACGGTGTCGCTTAGTTGACTTATGGACGCGCTTCCGCGCAACATACCAATCGAAACTTTTTGTCCATCTTCTATTGCTTTATCTCCTTGAGCACGTCTTAGGTGAGAAACTAAAAATAATTTAATTCCTGTACGTTCAACCAGACTTCTTAAATCAGTCATGGTTTTATCTATTGTTCTCCTCTCATCCATGCTTCCATCCATACCTGATAACAATATGGATAGGTGGTCAAGGAAAACTACTTTTATATCTAAGCCCAGAGCCATATATTCAATGCGACTGTAGATAATATCCGAAGATAAACTACCAAAATGGTCGTATAAATAAAGGTTCCAACCAGAGATAGTGGAATCGTAAGCATCTTTTAAGGTGGAGTATTCATGTTCGCCAAGGTGTAAAGCTTTTCCTACAGCTACTGACATAAGTCCTAGTGCTGTTCGCCTGTTAGATTCTTCTAATGCGATGTACCCTACTTTCTCTCCTGTATTTAACAGCTCTGTTGCAAGTTGCCTACAGAACGTAGACTTACCTTGTCCAGTACCAGCTGTTATCGTGGTTAGCTCACCATAGCGTATGCCATGGGTCATAGATTGCAGTCCAGGAAAGGGATATGAATGATTACAGGGTGGGCTTGGAGTAGTTACTTGTTCAAGTAATGACTTGCCATCTACTATCCCATCGGGTTGATATTCTTTAGCATCCCAGATAGCTCTTCTAATAGCGTCTTTATCGTTCGCTTGTAGTGCATCTGATGCATCTTTGTATTGTTCAAGTCTTGCGATCTTGACTTTTCCCAATGGGAGGATAGTTGCTGCCTGTTCGGTTGCTCTTCTTCCTGCTTCATCGTTGTCGAAGAATAAGACGATTTCCTCATAGCCTTGTAGTAAAGGTATTTGTTTCTGAAGGTCTTTTTTGGCTGACGCTGCCCCATGTGGTAACGAAACCATCGGCCAGTTCTCCATCGCTTCATAACAGCTCGCAGCATCTAGTTCACCTTCAGTAATAACAATACGTTTACCAGTACTAGGGAATAAATGCTGACCAAATAAGGTGTCAGTGGAAACTCCTTCATATTTAAAATTCTTTAACTTATCTTTTGTTTTGAATCCGCGAATGCGTCCAGAGCCATCGAAATAAGGGAAGCGTAAGTGTGCCTCATCTCGATAGATTTTATATTTTTCGCATGTTTTTTCGCTAATTCCTCTTTTATGCAGCCTTTGGGCTGATCCTTTGAAGTTAACATTTGTTTGCATAGGTAATTTGTTTTCTTGCCCATGCCCTGCTGTTCTAGCTTGACAACTAAAACAAAAGGTATGCCCATCCGTATATACAGCTAGTGCATCGGATGAGCCACAGTCGGGACATGGTTCGTGTCGTATAAATTCGCTTTCTGTCATGTAAGCCAATCAATAGGTATGGCGTGAAATGCACACCATTTAATTCCATATCTCTGACACCACTTTGCGTAGGTTGTCTTTGATTTTTTACTAATTTTTTTATAAGGGTCTTGAAAGACCATACGTAGATCTAAATCAGGATTCTCTGCAATTACTTGTCGTACTTTCCTTCTATCTTCAGGTCTCCAATATCCCTTGGTTTCTAACACAACTCCGTTGGGCAGAACAAAATCAGGTGTGTATAAGTGTTGAATAGTGTATGCAAAGCTAACGCTCTCATAGTCATAATCAACACCTAACTCACATAAAAGATCAGAGACTTTCTCCTCTAATCCTGATTTGAACATTAGAAGTCATCATCAGGGTCGACTTCCACTGCTGGAGTTACATTAGGTTCATCAGCTTTATAACCTGATGTCTTACCAAATAACTCTGCTACACCATCTTCATCCAAGTCACCAGTGTCAACACCAGCTCCGGTTTGGACTGATATAACTTGTACGCCCGATAACTTAAGACTAGTACCATAGGTAACGCCATCACGAAGTATATAAGGCTTTTGAATAAAGCCAAGCTTAACCTTTGACCCTTCATATACTGGCGTATCCATATTTGTAATAGGTGTACCTTCTGTATCTACAACAGGTGGTCTCTTATCTTCAGCCCATGAGAACTTAATTACATATTCTCCATCAGCTACCTCTTCCCAAGGTGTTGGTTTAAGAGTAGCTCTCTTAGGGTTCTTTAATTTAGATTCTGCCCATTTAAGACAGTCATCTCTTTCAGTCTCAAGCTCCTTGATTAGCTCACTGCCAACTATAGCTTTCAGTGAATAACCAAATTTACTTGGTTTTAGCACAGCCTGATAACCGTTTAGTGTGACAGGCTCTTGTGTTATGTGTATGTTTCTTGCCATTAACAGAAAAAATAAGTGGATTCAATTACCGTAGATGGTTCAAGATCTCCGATAATCGGTGGTTCAGTCTCTGCTCCAATAGCTTGGGCAAAGTCTTTTAAAAAATCATGCTCTGCAAAGAGATGCATGTAGGTGTCCCGTACTAATGTGGACAGGTGGGACATATCAGTAGCTCTACATAGAACTGAATCATGTATTAGACTTATAGGTGCATCAAACTTATCAACACTTAAATGTAATAAACTAGCATCTAATGAATGTATAAGGTTAGGAGCTGTAGCATTCTTATGATGTCTAAGGTCTACACCTTTTTCTCCATCTAATACTTTAATTTGACAACGACCTAGTAATTTCAATTCAATGATCTTATGATTCATTTGCATTAGTCGCTGTGTAACTCTGAATCCTGATGGTGTTACCCATGTAAGTTCTTGAGCTCCTCTTTTTATAGCCTTACTTACCTCAGATTCTATCCAACGCATAACCTTCATAGGTCCTGGTACGACTGCTTCCATGGCATTTCGTACTGCTTGAACTACTTGTGTAAGTTCATCTTTATCAAGCTCGACATCTATATCATCAAAGGCATCACGTATATACTGCCTATTGCTAAAAGGTTTAGCATTATAGGGTATTGTCATCACTGTCCTTTTGGTTTTTTTCCTATCCCAGTAAGGACGTAACCTCTCAGGTACATGAGGTCGACTTGTATCAGCTATTACTTGATATGCGTCTTGTGGTTTATCACTTGGTACAACATTGACCAAGCAAGCTGTGGACTTATCTCTAGCTAGTCCGGCTAATATCTGTAGCCCTGAACATGTAGCATCGGTTGCCACTGGTAAACCAGTAGTTGACCTAGTTTTAGCTAAGACAACAGAGTAATACTCTTCACATGCAGCTGCAAACTGAAATGGTTCGTCAGCTACTTCCCAATCTCCTATGTTTGCTATAGGATCTGTAGCTACTCTAGTTATTAACTGTATATTTTCAGGTTTAGTTACCCACTCCAACCTATCTCCCAAGGTAGCTTTATCAAGACCATAAGTAGTGGCTACTTGAAACGCTAACCATTTAACACCGTCCTCAGTTATAGGTGCTTTATTAGCAAAGTTAATCAGACTCTTTCCAAAGTCTGTATCTTGTGGTGTTAGGAAACTAGGTATAGGGTAAGCTCTTCCGCGATAATCAAATGACCAAGGGACATAATATTCTTTACCTTCAAACTCTCTGACACAATTCATTGTCATCCTAGTTCTACAGGATATACGCCATTCGTTAGCATTCTTATTACAAGCTATCGCTTTCTCTTTTCTCCACGCCCTTCTCACTTCCTCATCTTCCATGTTAGGAGGTTGAGCTGGTACGGGATGATTAATTACAGGACGAAATTTACCTACTTCAATTTCTCTCTCTTCTAATACCTTCGCAATCTCTACAATAAATGGATTGAGTTGATATTTAACCTTCTGTATTTTGTTTAAAAATTGATAAGGTATTTCTCCCTGTACACATAAGGGTACCCCTCTGCGAACCATGTCATGGCAACGAGTTAGGTCATTTAAATAATAACCTCCATCATGCATTGGAGACCAATCTCTTGGTTCAATAAGCATCGGCCACGCCAATGGACTAAATAACTCAGCTAATCTAATAATTTCTTCTTTATTTTTAAGAAATTTTTCTGTTGGAACTAAGAATTGTTGCTTCTTATTTCTATGCATAAATACGCTGCGTTCAAACCAGCCAGAGGATGCTAGTAAACAATCTAAGAACCATGTACCTACCTTTACTTTGTCAATTCGGTTCCATGGTTTCCATTGTTCTATCTCATGCTTAGACATAAGAGTCTGCATTGATTTTCTTTTGTATTCTGTACCCTTAGCTTGATGCCAGTAGTTAGCCTTTAATGTCTCAAAAAGCCCTGGCGCACTGGTTTCATAGTATCTCATTTGGGATTCAGCCTCTAGTGCTGACCCTATAGCTTGAACTACATTTACTACCTTGCTGTTCTCTTTTCTTGGAGAGAATATCTTATCGAATGTAAGCTTTGCAGTTATAGCAGCCTGAGATTCTGTATCAATATCAAATATGTAAGGCAATAGCTGGATGAGATGTCCTGCTCCATCTACTGCTACCTTCTTCCTTGCCTTTTTCTTTTCATCTATAAACTCTATTAGATATGGCAAGAGAGTTTCTATAGATGCCGAACCAAAGACAGTGGCTGATGCGTAGTCCTTCTCCAATAGCTTTTTAGTATTGTGCTGGATACGTTCTAGTCCTCCTTTTATTTGTCTCCGTTCAAATCTTTCTTGCTTTTCTAAATCAGCTGTTGTGGGCATTGTTTAGTGTGATAAAAGTCGCTGGATTATTGGTTGGATATTTGTCCTAATGTGGACAGGTAATAAAATAAGTAAGGGACTAGGTTTTACCCCAATCCCTGTTTGACCTGTCCGCTAGAGTATTAATATATGGATTTCATTTTAAGTCCGGCGCGTCTACCAATTCCGCCACACTCCCAAGGGATTTGACCATATTGATTATAACAAACGCGCTTAACATAACAAAAATCCGTCATAAAAATACTTGTTTAATGGAACAGTTGGATGCGCTAGATATTGTTTATATCTGACTGATTTCCTTCATCAGTAGCGTGAGCGTATCCTAGTGTTGTGGCTATGTTCGCATGTCCCATCATGTATTGGATGTTGCGTGGTTTACTACCAGCTGCGAAATGCCATGTACCAAATGAATGGCGTAAGCTATGGAAACAGTATCCGTCCTCAGATGAGAGGTTAACAGGATAAGCTTGCATAACTTTTTTGAACACTTTATACAAACGATCCTTAGCTCGCTTGCCTTCGCGTTCACCTTCACGTGCACCCCAATCAGTACCAAAGACACGATCTCTCGCACCTAAGTCCTGGCAACGCATTTGAAGCATTGGGAGTAGTGACTTGTGAATAGGTATGGCACGATATGCACCACTCTTGGTGGTATCGTCCTTCCTAGCTCCAACGTGAATACAATTAGACAGAAAGTCTACACGTGCAGCGGTCATGCGCAGTATCTCACTTTGTCTCATGCCTGTATAGGCAGCAAAGCGGACAATATCAGCAAGGTCTTGTCGTCCCCATTGCTCTTCAGCTGAAGTAGCTATTTGTTCGACTTGTTCCTTGGTGAAGAATATACGCTGGTACTTATTCTCTTTACGCATCTCAAATTGAGGTACATCAAAGAATATAAGTCCATGTCTTTTGCAGTAATTTAATACTGTCTTGACAGAAGATGTAAACCTATTAATGGTTGCATTGGCACGACCAGCTATTTCAAGCTGTTTGCCTAAGTTACTCATTAAAGGAATAGTGATCTTTTCAGCAGGGAAACTAGCCCCTTGCATTTCAGTAAAATAGTTTGCATAACATATGGCTGATGTAGCACCAGATCCATTACGCCATGTTGATCTATTTTGTATTGTGTAGTTGAGGCATTTACCCCAAGTCGCTTGAACCATAAAGAATAGTTTTTAAATGTTTAACAAGTATTCGACCTTTAGGACTTAACTTAAGTAACTGCCTACGCCTGTTGGTTTGGTCACGATACTTAACGATCAGTCCTAGTCCGGCTTTATTCAATCTATGAAACTCACTGAGCCAATCAGTGTTACGACTACCACTAGCAGTTGAGAAGGTCAAAGCCTTTTCCAGATCGACTTTAGTACAGTCATCATGGGAAGCAACATATAAGAAAGTAGCAATAACTTGGGCGGGTATTTCTTTATCTAATGTACGAAAATGTTCAATTGCTTGCGCCAACTTCGCCATTTGATAGTCCGTCACCACCCTGCTTGGGTCTGAGTTCGTCATCTGATGATTTAGCTGATGGACATTGGTATTCTAGCAAAACTCTACCCAAATGGATAGAACAATCGCAATATTTGTCTTCTTCTATACCTAAATAGAATGAACCGATTGATATAAGCTGCATAAAGACTGTTAAGAATTGGATTTGTTACTTATAGTAGTAGGTATTTTTACTTCTGCACAGTCGTCTTGTACCTGTTGATACATTATGTTAAGCAATTCGTCCTTATATGGATGAATAGAGATATCTCTTAACAGTGTGTCATATCTCTTGTTAAATGTTTTACTGTTCATTTGTTGTTATTGAAATCTAGTGGTAAGTCTGAAGGTTTTAAGTGATACATGCCTTCCATAGTGCACATATATATTTCTTTGTTCTCATGCATACATTTAGTTATGCAGTTCTTTGCACCTCTCTCGGTGTTGTAATACTTCTCTGTGTATTTGCCGTCCTTATCTTTCATACGCATGATGCAATAGACAGACTCGGGTATCTCATAGCCATGCACCTTCCAATCGGTGAACATGTCATATGGCATAGACGTGAAGTACTTATCTGGTGTATTCCTTATTGCTTCGCAGCTGTTAGGGAAATACCTTTGACCTTTGTTTGGTTTCTTTCTCATTAGGGTTCTCCCGTAATAGGTTTAACATCAATTAATTTGTAGCCTTTGGAATCAGTCCATTCCTTGGCTTTATAAGCTGCATCTTCATCACAGTCGGCTGTCATAAAGATCCATCTCCAATCGTGTTCCCAACAACGTGTGTTGCTGTACTCCACTTGATAAGTATTCATAGGCACGCCCATTGTTTAGTGTGATACCTGTCTCTTGCGAGGGGTTTACTGACTGTCAGGCGTAGTCACTGAGTTATTTAGTTGTGTTAAATGATTCAATTAATTCCTTGATTCTCCACCATTCAGTAGAAAGATATACCGCCTGGTTTAGTTGGTATAACAGGGATTGCTGTGTTGTTGATGGGTAGATAGTTATTGTCATAAGTAGTTTTCCTCCTTGAATTTGTCTAGATTCTTTTTCAACTTCGCAGGCTTGATCCTTACGTCCATGTATAGAACGCAATGCTCCGCAGCTCTACGTACTTGGTCGTCATCCCAGTCGGGTTCAGCCTTGCGTATAGCTGCTGAATAGTTCAGTGTTTGTTTAACGTCTATTGTCATAATGTTTCTAATTTTTTTAAAATACTTCTCATGTCCTGTATTTCCTCGAGCGTGAACTCGTATGCCTGTTGCTCGAGACAATAATTAATTAATGCTTTTTCTTCTGGGGTCATAATGTCTCCGGTATTTGAAAGTGTCCTGATACGCTCATTTGCCATTTGAAGTCATACATGTCGCCGTATTCGGTGTGTACTCTTTGCTCTACAACCTTGGCTATGGCTTCCCTGTCTGCATAAGTAAGTAGGTCAGCTACGTTTATTGTTTTAGTTTTCATAGCTGTCCTTGTCTAATTTCTGCTTGCCTTGCCTGTGTTTCCCTAAGTGTTGGTCTTTTATCCAATATGGATTTAG